CTCCTATCTATTTCCTCCTGGACAACGGGCGCAAACCTCACAGGTCTGCCTTTTTCGTCGTACTCGACATGCCTAGATTTGGGTCCTGACCCTGGATATCCAATGGATGTGTCCAGATGTATTGGATCAATAAACCTTATTCCGGGTATGCCAAGCAAATTTTCTTCATAGGTCAATGGTCGAAGGGTGTCTCTCCACTCGGGCCGCTGGAAAATAGGTATGAAGTACACCTTAAAATCCGCGACCGCCATCTACAGCAATTCTGGGGGGAAAGGCTGTGACGGCTGGGAGAGACTGGCTATGCACTTCTGCCAGCCAAACCAGCGAGGAGAAATGGTGGGAGGCCCATATATATTAGGCAACTCCATCACATCCATGACATGCTCACTGATTGGTGTGACCTTGACACTTGTGCTTGGTGTGGTCATACCAAAGCAACCTCCATAATACTCTATTTGGGAGGGGCTAGGCATGTAGTTCAAGCAAGATTTGTAGTGCAATTTGGCTGAGGGTTGATTACCTCCATGCCCATTTGCTTGCTCGGGAAAGCCTCGAAACTGCCTGTCACTAGTACCGTTTCGACTGTGGACAATTCGTCCAGCACACGGTCAAGGGTACTTTTGAGTATAGAACCATACACACCATAGGGCGTTGCTTCTCTCCCACCTAAGTGGAAGCCTGCAATATTCACCCCTTTGGCCTCGGCGACCACCACCGCTCCACACAATCCTTTGAAAGTGTCCATCCCGAAGTTCTTATAATAACCTCCGGAGAACTTGACACCGACACCCGTGTCGATGCCATCCTGTGGGACGGCCATTCCTCTGGCTGTGGTGACTTTGCCATCCTTGCTCCTATATACGAGCGTGAAAGGCAATTCTGGTAGTTGCGATATTGGGAACCAGGGGGTGAGGTCCTTAAAGGACCCACCAGCGTGACAATAACAAGCCACAAGATCAGTATCTGGTATTCTAATAGCGGTTCTTAGAGAGATGTATGCTGGAAACATGCCGCCCGATTCCAACGGTGCCGACTTCCTGAAAGTACATTTAAGGGTGTCAACTTTGGCATCAGTGAAGTAATGGTTCGGCACAATCATAACTCCCGTCTTTACAAAAAGCGCATTCAGCGCCATAACACCATCCTTTGTTTCAACAAATCCATAGACCAAATTACGTTCAACGATCTTCACAAAGTCGTCTTTATTGGTACATAGGGCCTTATGGGAGAAGGGGAATTCTCGCTTGCCTGGAGTGGCCCAGGGATTGATTTCCTTATCCCTTGCAGCTATTTGTTCAGCATTCTCTGGCATGAGGGTGCCCTGAGATTTGGGCTTGTTTCTTATGACTCTGTATATCTTAGCCAAGGTGTAAACAATACCAACTGCTAATGCAGTTCTACATATGTTCCTAGCATTATCGTCTCTCCACGCCTTAAGCGTAGGTGCGATCGAATTTCTTTCAGCCAGGTCGAGAACATACAATTCGTCTAGCGTGGCAACCATCTTCTTCTGCACAGTGGAGGTGATGGCCAAGAGGAAACAACACGTAAATATGAAGTGAAATCCCTTGAAACCACCACGATACCATGCGATAAAGAGCAGCAAGGAGGATATGCCATATTGGAGAAGCGTCCACCTAAAGAACTTGTACGCTATTTCCCTGGATTCAAAGACCCTTAGCATGTTTTGTACACGCGGGTCCTCTATCCATGGCGTGGGGACCAATTTGAGCCAACTCCATCTGCATCTCAACATCTTAGCCATCTTCAGCATCGCTATGCCACTAATGGCATCGACTGTTTTGCTAGTATGTGAGGCAGCTTCATCGGCTCTTTCAGCCACGACTCCACTGAGGACATCCCATCCCCTTGCGAGACAGTCACCGTGGTTGTAATCATAACCAAAAACCTTGGAGAGTCTATGCTCCCAAGAGTCTTTATTGGGATCCCCGAAGATCTTCCTCTCAACATAATTGGCACACCTATTGTAGATGTACATGCCCGTGAAGACTTCGAACCCAGACTGCTTAGTCATAGATTTGAACCACTTGGCGTCCTGAATGGCTAAAGCCATCTCAGACTCATCTGTTTCTATCTCAGGGTCAGACTCGTCACTAGTGGACGAATCATCGGGGGTCACCGTATCAAAAGAGTGACCGTCTGTGTCATGTTTGTTGCACAAACCCTTAATCTGGTTGCAGCCTTTTGCAGGGCACAAAGTTATAGATCTGGACTTGTTGCGAATAATGAATTCTTGTTCGGCCCGATGCTGGTGGTACTTAGTTATCAGGAATTGGACGGCTGTCTTAATGGAAACCTTGGCGTAGGTTATGCCGTTCTCCTTGACCACTGCATATTGGGCAACATGACGTAAATCTTTTGGTTCAACGGCCTGTTCAATGGTTATGTACCATAGGTCGTCAACCGGAATATCTGACATCTTGTCACCGTAACAGTCCCTGACCTTGGTAGGGTCGAGACCACACTCCCGCCCATCTATAAGCTGGAATTCTTCCCTTGCTGCTACTGTTAGCACGTATTTCATTCGCCTCTGTATGGCATATGGGCATTGGGAGTAAGTGTGTGCGTCTAGCGTTTTGACGTTGGTGTTGACCACCACAATCTCTGGCTCTACGAAAACTTTCCCTTTGCTTTCAATTTCAGCCATGTTAGCATAAAAGGGGTTGTTGTTGATGACGTCGATGAGGGCCCTAGTTGGGGCCTTTTCTATGAAATCCTTCTTATCATTTGCCATGTCGTCAAATATCATGACAATTTTGTTCGTCGCCCAATTGGACATATACCTGTCGGAAGCGTTGACGGAAGCCTTATGCTCCATGCCGGTCGGTAAACCAGCACTAGCTAGCAAACAATCAACTATCTGCATTCCGCAAGTCGTCTTTCCCTGGCAACTCCGCCCATATAATTCGAGGGCGAAAGGAGCCTTCCTAAGGCCAGTGGCCAGTTTAAGGGTGACGTAATCGTTGCGTATCGTACACAATTTGAGGATTTTCTTTTCAAATATATTCTTCTCAATGCCGTGCTTTCCTTGCACAAGCACCCGTAAGCGCTTCGTGCAATTCTCGAGCCTTAGGTCAAACTCCTTTTCCGAAGCTTTCTTATGCTTCTCAAGGTTACCATTCCTAACGAGGTCCCACCACTGTAAGAGCAGCATATACTCGTCATCAAGCTCAAGGGCTTCTTTATTTCCAATCAGAAAGCAGCGTAAAGATCTGTCCTTGAAGCACACATAGATGTTCTCGACAAAGAAGGTAACTGTCGAAAGCGCTGCATCAATCAAATCGACTGAATCAGCGTGTATCAAAGACATGTCTGGCTCTATGATTTTGTAGTTGCCGACATTGAATGTAACGGATGATACTTCACACATGCCCATGGTCACAACGAGCGACAAAAGGCGTGAGAAGTGTTTAAACAATTTGTTCGACCTAACCAATTCCCAATTAGTCCTGGCATTTCTCAACATTTGGATCCAACGTGGTACTAGAATCACCCCCTCCAAACCAGATTGTCTGGTAGGGGGCTCTTCTGTGTTGGCCTGTATGTCGAAAATCTCGTACACTATCTCCATGATCTTCAAAGACAATGAGTCATTAAAGAGACGAGACGCATATAAAAAGATGCTAGAACATATCGAGAGTCCATTGCTAGCCCCAGAAATGGAGAAGAAAAGGGCTACAAGGCCCTCAACCTCCCTCATAAGTATATTGGGCGTCGTGGATTCTGCGAATAACTCTGAAACGCTATCCAAGGCGCTTTTGATGCTGGAGAAGTCAAACTCACTAATCGAATCTTGCTCATTTGACTCAGGCTTATCGGAGCCGTCGTCGTTAACAGGGGGCGGGACTTGTTTGTCCTGCGAATCATTACTGCCCCGTGGGCAGGCCGGAGCCACGTGTGGCTTCTGCGGACTTTTGATTTCTTCCTGACCAAGGAAAGACACTGGTATCTTTTCTGTAATCCAATCCGAATACGGCTTGGCTTTGTCTTTGATCCATGTCTTCCCCTGGTCTATATCTGTAAGAATAGAGGTCGTCATTGTCATAGCGATGGTCGAATGTTCCAGCTTGTAAACGTGGAACACTCAACTCACCGCACCAGGAAGGGTGCGAAGAGTGTGAGTGTCGGACAAAGGCCTACCCCTTCCAGGCACGTCGCCGGAGAGGTCTAAGACTGGTGGCAAAAATGCTAATCTCCACAAACAACATGAATACCTCGTAAGGTAATAATAAGGGCAAGCAGCTCGCTGCAGGCCGTACATGAGGCGTGTGGGAACACATATTGTAAACTGATCGCAATCAGACTCACACAGAAATAAACCAAACCGCCATATGCGGGAAGGTATTAGCCAATGACCTGTCGTTCGGGGCCGGTGTACACTTTCGTGCCCACCTTCGGTTATAATGTAAATTTTGATAGGTCATCAGTCAATTGTTTTATGCTAATAAGCAACAGTGGTTGACTGGTAAGATTCCACTGAGAGATGCTCTGATCACTATAGATCTGTGGCCTTTCATTAAAGGTTAGCTAGTTTACTAGCAGCAGTATCAGGTTTAGTCCAACGTGGACAAGGTCGCATAAGCTACCTAACAATTCCCCAATTTAAAGAACTTTGGGACGCGGGTTCACCGACTTTGGTGGCACCGCCGTTCTGACTCTTTTACAACACATAAATTTAGCCTCTGGCGTGAGGCAAGGATACATGATAGTACTGAGAACCCTATGGGGGGGGGGTTTGCTATTTGAGTCTCGGAAGAGACCGCCATAACTGGCGGAATAAAAGCTAATCACTATTATCTACGAATACTAGACAGAATCGTGCGTTACACGATAAAGCCTAGATCCATAGCCCTAACAGGGCGCTGAACGTCACAGTCGCGGGGCGACTGTGGCATAGAACGCCAAGTACAATGGTGTGCGTGGGTGGCTGCCCA